ATGCTGAGGTTAAACCTCATCCAGTAGCAGAACCAACTCAGCATAAAGCTGAAAAGCCAAAGGCAAAACGTAAAGCTGACCAAGAAGGCGATGCTAATTACGACCAAGCATATACTACAGAAGAAGCAGAGCAAATCGACGAGATTTCAAAAAAGCTGGCAGGTCGTTATATTAAAAAAGCGCAAATGGATACAGCACACGCTGGTGACCAAATTGCTACAGGCAGTATGGGTCAAATGGGTGCGTCTCCTGATGTTAAAAAAGGTTATGAAAAGCAACGCAAAAAAGGTATTGCTAAACTCATTCGCCGTCGCGTAGGAACTGCAGACGCTGTTCGTAAACTAACAGGAACGGCAAGAGTTCCTGCAAAAGAGGAAGTTAACGAAGTTACTCAGTCAGCAATAAAAAAGCCTATGAACATTACAGGACCAGACGGTAAAGTTCGTACTGTAATGAAAAGAGCGAAAGATGTTAAAGTTGATGACCACGGCCAAGAAAAGATGGCTGAAAACAAAAAAGCCGATCTAATGAAAAAATTAGCCAAGACTGCAGCAACAACGAAAAAAGGTAAAGAAGCCGTATCGTTGAAAAAAGCTCCTTGGGAAAAGAAAGAACATATTGACGAAGCAGTTAAAGTAGGCAATATGAAATTAAAAGATGGATCTTCAATGAAGGTTACAAAAGAAGATGCAAAACTTTTGAACCAAATGTTTAAAGGATTGAATAGTCAAAACCGTAAACAAATGGAAAAAGTTATGATGACAGATAAAAGCGGATTTAACGAAATCGTTGGATTTGCAAGGGAAGCCATGTAATGGCTTTTGTGACGGTCCTAGGCTCAAATAGTATTTGGGAGTATGATAATGCTGCCACGGCTGCGGACTCCGACACATATAATGATGCTAACGGGACCGTCACAGCAGGCGTTCGTGCCTATACTCCTCCAGGTGGTAATGCGCAATATACGTATATCAAATGTAGGAAAGCAGGCGAAACAATTATACGAGGCGAATTGAATAAAAACTTTTATGACAATAAAAATGCTAATGGTATACCTTAGTATAAAGTTATAAATAAACATAATTCAAAAGGAATAATAAAATGAAACTGATTACTGAAGTAGTAGAAGAGGTTAGTTTAACCACGGAAATCAATGAAGAGACTGGTAAAAAGTCACACTACATTGAAGGCATTTTTATGCAAGGCGACCTTAAAAATCGTAATGGTAGAATATATCCTTCTGCAGTTCTTGAAAAAGAAATGGTTCGTTATCAGAAAGATTTTATTGATACGAAACGTGCTCTAGGCGAATTAGGACATCCTGAAGGACCAACCATTAACGGAGATAGAGTATCACACCTTATCACCGAAATGAAAAGAGACGGATCAAACTTTATTGGTAAAGCTAAAATTCTTAGTACGCCAATGGGTGAGATTGTTAAAACATTTATGGACGAAGGCGTGCTTTTTGGAGTTTCGACACGCGGCCTTGGTTCTGTGAAACCGACTAAAGAAGGCATCATGGAAGTACAAAACGATTTCCATTTGTCAACTGTTGATATTGTAACAGATCCATCCGGACCTAATTGTTTTGTAAACGGCGTAATGGAAAACGTCGAATACTACTATGATATTGCTTCTAATTCTTGGTTGCCAGCAGCAGCTCAAGCCGAGGTTGAAGAAGTAATTGAAGAAATCCAAAAAGAAGTAAAGGTAGCTTATAAACGTACTGTTCGTCAAATTGATGAAAATTTGGCAGGTAGAATGTTTGAAAAGTTCCTATCATCGCTGAGAAAATAAAATTAATATAAATATGATTACCAAGAAGAACGAATCCATAATAGAGGAGTAGTACATATGTCAGAACATGACCTAGACGAAAAGTTCACGGTTGACGACGGTGGTTCGACTGTTCCTGCATCTTCAGTAGAAGATCCAGCAGCACCAGCCGGCGGCGCAGCCAAAAAGAAAAAAGCAGATGTCAAAAAAGCAGCTGATCCAAAAGCTGACAAACTTGACACACCAACACCAGGAATGAACGAAGAAGAAGCGGCCGATGCTGATGCTGTTGAAATCGTTGAAGAAGAAGTAATTTCTATCGACGAATCAATCGCAAAAATGTTTGAAGGCATGGACCTTTCTGAAGAGTTCACAAATAAAGTTACTCTAGTTTTTGAAGCAGCTGTTAATGAATCGGCCACGAAAAAAGCTGAAGCTATGACAGAAGAATATGCAGCTAAAGTTGACGCAGAAATGCAAGAATCAGTCGACTCAACTGTAAACACTATTATTGAGAATCTTGATTCATATCTCGACTACGTCGTAGAAGAGTGGATGAAAGAAAACGAACTTGCCATCGAATCCGGTATCAAGGTTGATATGGCAGAATCGTTAATGGACGGCCTTAAGGATCTTTTCACTGAGCACAACATTGCAGTAGACGACGAAGTCGTTGATGTGGTTGCAGGACTTGAAGAGAAAGTTGAAGTAATGACCGACGACGCAAACAAACGCATTGATGAAAATCTTGCGCTTGCAAAAGAAATCTCGGGCCTTAAGGCAGAGAAAGTTTTTAACGAAATGACTGAAGGACTTACGCTGACTCAAGCCGAGCGTCTGAAAGTACTTTCCGAAAAGCTTGACTTCGAAAACGTTGATGAGTATACAGCTAATCTAAATACTCTTAAAGAATCATTCTTTGCAGATACCAAACCGGTTGTTGCAGAGGAAGCTCAAGACGACGAAGAAGAAATCTTGACTGAGGAAACAGTTGTTGCTAAACCAGCTTCTGAAGATCCGTCAATCAATGCTCTTCTCGCAGCTTTTGCGAAGAAATAATTTGAAAACCTTAACTTTATAAATAATCCTAGACGAACAAACAATAAACAAGGAGATAGAAAGATATGACTCAGTCAAACTATCAAGCGCTTGTAGAAAAGTGGGGCCCAGTTCTGGAGCACGACTCTTTTACAAACATTAAAGATCAGCACCGTAAATCGGTCACTGCAACTGTTCTAGAGAATACTCAAAAAGCTCTAGTATCCGAAGGTGATCTTAGTGCAAACATGACATCGCTTTTGTCTGAAGCAACTCATGTAAACGACGCAGGCACAGGTGGCTTCGGCGCAGACTCAACTGCAACCGGTCCAACTGCAGGTTACGACCCAATCCTAATTTCATTGGTACGTCGTGCAATGCCAAACTTGATCGCATATGACATCGCTGGTGTTCAGCCGATGACTGGCCCAACCGGCTTGATCTTCGCAATGCGTTCAACACATACTTCACAAGCTGCTGCTAACGAAGTATTCTATAACGAAGCTGACACAGACTTCTCTGGTACAGGTACACATGCTAACGCATTGGGTGCAGGTTCTGAAACAACTGGTACAGGCATGGCAACAGCCGATGCTGAATCAGACGCCAACTTTAACGAAATGGCATTCTCAATCGAGAAGGTTTCAGTAACAGCGAAATCTCGCCAGCTGAAAGCCGAATACACTGCTGAGCTTGCTCAGGATCTTAAAGCCGTACACGGTTTGGATGCTGAAACAGAATTGGCAAACATTCTGCAATCAGAAATCTTGGTTGAAATCAACCGCGAATTGGTTCGTACTATTTACAGCAACGCTGTTGTAGGCGCCGCCGCTGCATCCACACCAGGTACATTTGATCTGGACGTTGACGCAAACGGTCGTTGGTCAGTTGAAAAATTCAAAGGTCTGATGTTCCAAATCGAGCAAGAAGCAAACGCAATTGCAAAAGGTACACGTCGTGGTAAAGGTAACATGGTTATCTGTTCCTCTGATGTTGCATCCGCATTGCAAATGGCAGGCGTTCTTGATTATACTCCAGCGTTGAACAGCAACGCCCTCGACGTAGACGATACAGGCAATACATTCGCCGGTGTTCTGAACGGTCGTTACAGAGTATACATCGATCCATATGCCGGAGCTAACTACATGGTTGTAGGTTATAAAGGTTCTTCATCTTTCGATGCAGGTATCTTCTATTGCCCATACGTACCGTTGCAGATGGTTCGCGCAGTTGGTGAAAACAGCTTCCAGCCAAAAATCGGATTTAAGACTCGCTACGGCATGGTCTCTAACCCGTTCTCAGCTGGCGCTTCACAAGGAAACGGTGCACTGACAGCAGATGCAAACGTTTACTACAGACGTGTTGCAGTAAGCAACTTGTTCTAAAAACAAGATATCGGTTAACGATACTACTAGGGGAGCTTAATCGCTCCCCTTTTTTTGTTTAAAATATGTTTAGCAGAATTTACATTCCTAAAGCATCCATATACATTTCAGTCATTGCGTTTTCATTATCAATATCATCACGATTACGTTTACGAATTGAAACAATTTTACGCATTACCTTTGCGTCATATCCACCGCCTTTTGCTTCGGCATAAACTTCCTTAATAGAGTCCATGATATCTTTTTTCTCTTGTTCCAAACGCTCAATGCGTTCAATGAATGCGCGCAGTTCGTCTGCGGTTACTGTTGCTGTATCTTGTGCCATTAAATAATCTCCTGCTGTTGTAAATTTTAAATCACCCATGCCCATGTCATTAACCGGTCTATTAACGGCTTCATAGCTTGGGTAGCCTTTTTCATAAACTGGTGCTTCCATTATAGTTTACCTTCTTCACGCATTTGTTTGCGAATTTTAGTTGCGCTGATATCATGGATATCTTTACCTAGATCGTGTTCTGTAAAGGTATAACCTACTCCGCGTCCATAACTAATATCAACAATATTAGGTACTTCTAGAATTAGATATTCATATCCATTTTGAAAACCATGTTCAGCCAATCCTTTTTCAATATTTGCGATTACATCAATAATACCAAAAGGATTATCGTCTTGTGCCACAGTACGACCAGCACCTGCATCGCCGTCAAAGTTATATACATCACGGATCATAATAACAACCTGACCTGTAACTGCGTGTGCACGTTTAAATAACTCAGTATGACCATCGTGCCAAGGTTGCCATCGGCCTAGCATTTGTACTGTCGGTTTCTTATAGTCAAACATTTTCATAAATCCTTATATGTCTTTCAACTGCATCGGCTAAAGTTTCATCTGTATTATCAAACCATTCAGTTACATGGTAATTAACTTTTGAAGGTTTTTGGAACATTTTGTTAGTATCACCAAAACGACCTTCTTGGATAGTATCCATCCATACAGTGTAATCAGCATTAAAAATTTCTCGTGTTTCGTCAAGTGGACAAACGAAATCACAGATAACCATTCGTTTCATTTCCTTTTCGTAATCAGCAATTCCTTTCATACGATAAGCTTGGCGTAACCGAGCAGCCTCACTGAATTCCCAGTCGTTTGCCATTTCACGAATTTTATCTGCATTAAACCAAGCGCAATTTAAGCGCTTTTGTAGTCGTTCCGCAAGCCAAGTTTTACCTGATCCTGGCAAACCAAAGATTAGTATTTTCATTCATCTCCTCCTTCAGACATGTCAATATTTGCCACAGTAATAATTAACGAAAGTAAAACAACAATTGCGTAAAAAGACATTAGCCCTGCAGCAAACATATACCCTGCTTTGTAGATATACGCAAGAGTAATTATAGATGAGCTTTGAACTAGGAACTTTTCTTTCCACGTTGACTCTTCATCATATTCCAATTCAATGTTCCAATGCGGACTCAGTACTAGCACGGAAACTTTTGTATAATTATACATGTTATAAAGAATTAGTAATACTCCAGGAATTAAAAAATATTCGTTACCACCTGAATAATGATAACCAGCTCCGCCTACGATATGAGTTAGCACAATTCCGTAAAGATAAAACATTATTAATACATACCTCCTGGAATAAGATTCATGTCAATCCATACGCAGATTAAACCTAGAAATAGTCCATAAAGGACTACTTCAACTGGTTTTAGATTTTTTACATGATTATGTAATTTACGAAGCATTCGCCATCTCCAATGCAAGATCTAACGCATCAACTTTGCGCTTTGCATTTGTTCCAAACCAAGCAGATGCCATACGAGTATCTGCAGAACGTCCTAGTTCGTGGTCAGCCATATAGGTAACTGCGTTATACGCATTCCACCAAGTACCAGGACGGAAGTTATCTCCTGGTTGGTTTTCAACAACTTCAACAGCGCGTTCAGCTGTACGTGACAAATCACGATCTTCACGAGTTGACTCTCCAAAGATCTTTGCCATAAAGCGGTTAAGTACTTCTTTGTCGTAGTTTTTAGAACCAAGAAACTCCGCCGCTTCTTTGAACTTTTCAACTTTGTTGTGCGACAAGCCAAGGATTTCTTTAACGCTTTCAGGGTCAAATACTGAGCGGTGATTTACGCGTACAGATGGTTGGTTCTTTTCGTTAAGAGCTACAGCCAATGTGTTATTGCATACAACACGTTCCATTACGAACTTGATGTCAATGCTTTTGCCATAAACATGTGGGTTAGAAAACAAGAGGTAACCTTTAACAGCATCACCACCAAAAAGCTCAAAGCCATCGCGGACATCCGCCAAAGCCCAAACCAAACGGCCATCTTTCAACGAACCAGCTGTATCCATAGCCATATCGCCATTTGAAACAAAGTCGTTAAAAAACTCAAATGCTTCAGAGTTTTGTACTGGGTTCCAACCAGTGCCAACTTGCGTAAGGATTTTTCCGTCTGATGAACGAACCAATGCTTGTTGACCAGTTTCTTTTTGTTCACCATTATAATTGATGAATGTGTTGACTTTTTCAACTGACCAATCAAGGCCTGCTGCTTCCATCATTTGCTGCGGTGACATGTCGTCGCCAACAGGAACTCCTAGACCATGCCAAGGGAGGCCTTTGCTTTCACGGTACGCCATTTGAGCTTGACCGTTAATCATTTCCAATTCGTGTGCCATAGTATATTTTCCTTTTCATTTTGTATATAACTAGTATATACTGATTCCATTATAATGTCAATAGTTAAACTGCAACTTTTAATTCATTTTGAAAATCAATCCAAGATTGACTCATTTCAAACCCAAGGTTTTTTTCAACGAATTCATTGCCGCAGTCAAACCAAAAAGCTTCAACCAAATCTTCACGAGGAGATGTATCCATACGATTAATATGTTCAGCTAAACCTTCGCAATCTGACTGACGAAACAAAACGATTGCTTTGTGAAAATCGTCAGCGTCTTCGTTATACATATCAGCCATGTCGTTTTCAATTGCTTCTTCATCTTGTGCATAACCACGAAATTTCGCAACTAACGCAGCTACGTTTGCAAGTGGTGTTTCTTTCCAAAAAAGTTGAGTTTGACTTGTCATGACTGATTCCTTTTCATTTGTTATATTAATAATATAACTGATTCTAAACGAAATGTCAACAATAAAATGAAATTAAATTGAAAAAAATTAGTGAATGGTTTCGTTGTCCATCGGCAATGCGTCAACCATGTCATGAGTGTACTGAGTATATCCTGACTTAATTAAATCTATAACATCAACGTATTGACCGCTTGATTCTATTTCCACAATTTTACAAAGAGGATAGTCCTCTATTAAAAATGCTTGCATATATTTAAACGCATCTTTTTTAGTATCAAAAGAATATGCTCTGCTGATGCCAAACATATCGTTTTTTGAAAATATTCTCATAATGTTTATAGGACCGCCAGCTCCTTGAAGTGGCATACGATGAGTGCCGAGAAACACACCCATCTCTTGGTCAATTATTATGTATCTCAAGCTGGATATCCTTGAAAACCTTGCCACCAATCAGGAGCCGAACGTCCTTTATTCCATACAGCAAAGTCTTTAGTCATATGATAATATTTACGATATGCTGCAACTGGATTGCCTTCAACCTTACACAATGGAAAGTTATTCATTGCTTGTGGAAATTCTGTTAGACCTATGTCTGGTATATTTTCCGGCGGATTAGCAAGAACTTCAGTCAACTTATTTGCAGTCATATGAAGCTTTTTGTAGCGTACTAGAAACTCATCTATAAGCCCGAGAAAGTGCTCATAATGCCATAGATAATTGGCTTTTGATTTCATAGACCATACTGTGCATGGATGTCCATGATGTACTGCTTTGTAAAGTGTTTTCTCAAGATTATTATTAGGATGGACAAAGTACTTGACCATGACCTTACCTGATTTTGAAGGACGCTTTTCCATATATCCGTCAAGCATACGATGTGCAGTGGACAGCATTTGTCCAGACTCAATAATCATTTTACTGCAGTGTTTGTCGCAGACCATCTGAGCCGCTTCTCGCGGCTCTTCTGATAATACAAATATATTCATACAGCAAATCCTTTCGATTCTAAGATTTTAAGAGGTGAACCTTCAATTCCTTCAACCTTACGAGCTGCAGCATATTCTTCAACTGTGAAGTTGTTGATAAGGAACTTTTTGAAAGCTCCCATTTTGATAGGACTTCCACGGTACTTGAACCGAGCAATGAAAAGGTCAATGCCACGGCCAACATTTGAAGGGTGAACTCTTTCACTGTCTTCATATACTGGTTGACCTTCATACGAACCTGTGTACATAAGATATCCACCGTGGTAGCTGAAGTCTGTTTTGTTGAACTTTGTCATTTTGATTCCTTTTGTTTTACCTTATAGAATCAATATAAACCATTTCATAATGAATGTCAATGGCGTTCTTTCATTTCTTTGTACTTTTTTCGTACTGCAATAAAATGTTCTAAATAATCGTAAGTGTTAACTTTAAAGACTTGTGGTTCAGAACCGTCTACGGTTATCAAGATCACGCCTTGTTTAATTGGTATGGAGGTTCGTTCATAAAATGCGGCGGCGTAAAAAGATGCTTGAATAAAGTAATTAGTAATCCATTCCTCTTTCTTTGGTTTCCTTGATGTTTTAAAATCAACAATAGAAAGTTGACCGTCAAACTCGGCGATGCAGTCAACCTGTCCTGCACATTTTAGTCTATCAGAATATAAAAACTCTTCTTGAAACCAAACATTGTTTAAACGTTGGTCAAGTATAGATTTTAAATCATTAAAGGATTGGAGATTTGAAGGCATTGCACCTTTGTTCCAATCCTCTTTATTATCTAAATAATCTTCTGCAAGTTTGTGTACAGCGGTACCACGAGTTGCAGCCTGCTGTGATATTCTATTTGCTTCCGCTTCGCCAACTCTTTGACGCCACGCAAGAATTCCTTCTTTATTTAATACGCCAAGAACCGTTGTGATTGACGGATATGCATTTCCTTCTGGTGTAAAGTATTTTCTACCAGTTGTAGTTGTTTCACGTGTTAATTTGGGAAGCACCACGCCGTGCTCTACATGATTAAACATAATATAAATTAGCCGCCTATATCTACTTTAGGCGCTCCTGTTTTGATTTCAGCAGAGCAAGAATATGTATCACCTTTGCGCCCTGCTTTTTTTCCTTCAATTGTCACCTTAGATGAACCTGTGTTAAGCTTAGGCACAATTGTATGATTAGCACAGGTACCTTCTCCTTGCGGATGATTGGTAACGGCATCGCCAAATCTGACAACGCCGATACCTTGTGCAAAAACTTTTGCGCTGCACACGTTTGTTGAAGTGTTTATTGGATCTTTGTCGCAAACAGATCCATCGTTTGCAGTTACATCACCGGTTGCAGTGTGAACTGTATCTACTGTTTCTGTTTCGTCTCCGCGTGCAGCTAATGCCATTATGCAGCCTCTAAAAGTTTTTCTTTTGCGATTATATATTCTTTAACTAATCCTGACCGAACAATATCTTCTACTCCAAATCTTACCACACCAAAAGATG